GCAATCTTAGGCACTGACTATGATTTTGATGCTCCTGCTCAAAACAAAGCACGAATAACAGCACTTGCCTCTAATAACTTAAAAGTAAGAGTAGTATAATTAATAACACAAATATAATAAGGAATAATAATGGCTACTAAACCAACAGCATCTCTTGTAAACCAAAAAATAGATGACCATGTTGGTGCTTGTGCCGACAGATATGAGGCAATAGATAGACGATTATATAGAATAGAAGCCATTATGATTGGTGCAAGTGCATCATCTATCGGCTTATTGTTAAAGATAGCGTTTACTTAAAATGTCCACAAAAATTGGTTTGCAAGGAGAACTTTTAGCTAGTTCTGTTTTGCAAGGCTACGGAATTGATAATGACCTTGTTGGAAAAGATGGTTATGATTTATTAGCGTGGTTAGAACAAAAACCAATACGAGTACAAGTAAAAGCTACACAAAAAGCCCATACAGATCGTGGCAAAACTGTTGCACGATACAATTTCCAAACAAACTATGGTGGACAAAAAACACCTATATCTAAAATACAATGCGATATGTTAGCCTTAGTTGCCCTAGATAGACGTACTATACATTTTATGCTACCTGAAAACCTCTCCACAACAAAAAAAATATATTCAGAACAGATGACTTTAGAAAACGAACAGATGACATTCTCTAAAGTTTTTGATACATTAAAAAGAATGTGTACTTGTTCGTAGGAGTAATTATGGCAAAAGACCCAAGATTAGCAAGAGCTGGAGTTAGCGGATTTAATAAAGCAAAACGCACTCCAAAACATAAAACAAAGAGCCATGTTGTTGTTGCTAAAGAAGGTGATAAAATAAAGACAATTCGTTTTGGTCAGCAAGGTAAAACTGGTGACAGGACTATGACAAAAAGAGCAAAGTCATTTAAAGCAAGACATGGTAAAAACATAGCTAAAGGCAAAATGTCTGCAGCTTACTGGGCAAATAAAGTTAAATGGTAGGAGTAATACATGAGTTTATATCGTAATATTAATGCAAGAAAAAAAGCTGGAACAAGTCGTACTAAGAAAAAATCAACTATATCTGCAAAGGCTTATGCAAATATGAAAAAGGGTTTTCCAAAAAAGAAAAAGAAAAAATGATTAGTTTATTAGGTAGTTTACTAGGTTTTGGTACTTCTTTCTTGCCAAGCGTCTTAGGTTTCTTTGAAAAGAAAGCAAAATTTAAACAAGACTTACTTATGCTTGAGGCAAAGGCAAAATATGCCGAACAAATGTCTAAGTATAAAATACAAGAGCTAGACGCAGAAGCTGACATAGCCGAAGCAAAAGCTATTTATGCTCATGCCGAGCAACTTTCCAAAAACAATTCCTCTAAATTTATCGGTGCATTACAAGCATCAGTACGCCCAGTTATTACTTATTTATTGTTCTCTGTGTTTGCCTTTGTTAAAGTTACACAGGTTTATATAGCCATACAGCAAGGTGACGACCCATTAGAAGGTGTAGTAGCTGCATGGGATATTGAAACACAAAGTATGTTTTCAGCAATCATTGCTTTTTGGTTTGGCAATAGAATGATGAAAAGAAATGGATCATAAGGTATTTTGCAAACTAATAGTAAAAACTGGAACATCAAAGACAGAATTGATGCAACAATGTGGCGTTGCTAAGATAACTATTAACGGAATGATAAAAGGCACAGCTCCTGTTCCAGACAGCGTTCAACATTATCTTGTAAATAAACTCAACTCGTGATACAATTTTTTTTATAATTATAGGTAATAAAATGAAAAATATTATTATGGCAGTTTTTGTATTAGGATTAGTTACAGCTTGTGCTAGTTCTAACATTGGTATTAATGCTAATGTACCAGAAAGCCAAAAAGTTAAAATATTAATTGAGACTGAACCAAAATCTGAATAATGGAAATCCCACAAGTTTGCCATATGCAGCGAGCATTGAGTGACGCTCAAATTTTTACTGTCTTAGAGAAAATAAAAAAAATACCCTCCCAAGACGGAAGCCTAACAGGTGGCGATAATAAATCTTATAGAAGTGTTGATGTAAAAGCCTTTGAAGCTAACAATAAAGAATTAGAATTTGTTGCTGAAATTGTTTCTAGTTTTACACAGACTGTTAATGATAAGTATTGGAACTTTGATATAAAAGGCTTTGCCGAGCCACTACAGTTCTTGACATATAAAAAAGGTGGCAAATATGATAGTCACATGGATATTAACTGGGAAAACTTAAACTCCAAAAGACCAAACAGAAAAATTACTACAATCATTCAACTAACAGATGATGATAAATATTATGGCGGTGATCTAAAAATTGACGTTGATAATAAGAATGATTTTTTTATACCAAGAAAGAAAGGCGATATAGTTTGTTTTCCATCTTTTCTTTTACATAAAGTTTTTCCTGTCAAGAAAGGTGTAAGACATTCTATTGTGTCTTGGTTGTCAGGCGACTCTTGGAAATAAAATAATAGGTGTGTCATCACCTATCCAAGCTCCTAATATATTATAATCTATCCATTCTATTGATTCTTCTTCTGACATACCTTCTTTTTCAAAAATTTTTATTAATTTATTGTAATCATAAACTAATACAGGTTCTTGGCTACATCTAACACCTTCACCAATAATAGCCTCATCACAATTATCCCATTTTTTCATTTTATCTTTTACAATCCTCATAAACAGATTGATATTTACTAACAAGTTCTGGCTTTCTTAAATGTATCTCTCGTATGCCATGAATAACACTTGTATGGTCTTTGTCATACTTATCGCCAATCTCAACTAAACTTAATATTGAGTTTGTTTTTAATAAATTAAATATTAACCATCTTGCTATAGACAGCTCTTTTACCCTTCTGCGTGATATTAAATCAATGTATGATATTTGGAAATCATCACATATATGCTCTATTGTTTTATCTAAACATTTTTTATTTCTTAATTTTTCCATTTTCTTCTATTGCCCTATCTATGTAGAATTTAGCTTTCTCCAAATCTTGTTGAAAATTTCCTTTCTTAGTACATCTCCACACATACTTACTTGCATTACCAAGACAATAAGCAATAAAACCTTTTACTCCCAACATGGCTCGTATGGAGTCTAAAGCCTCTAACTTATCGCCTTGATAATGAGGTGGATTATTAACTAAATCTTCTTCCATTTAAAAAGGAATGTCGTCATTTGGCTCAACGCTTGATGGTGCAGCAGATTGTTGGTCTTTTTTTGCATGAGACACTACATTGCCAATCTCTACTTTTAACGTAGCATTAGCATCACCATCTTTTTTAACGTAAGAATTTATACCTGAGATTTTACCAAATACAGTTACTGGCATACCTTTACTCAACCAAGATAAACTTTCACCATACTTACCCCAAACAGCACAATCATTATAAATAACTGTTTCTTTGTTAATGTTTGAAGCAACTGTAAAATTTAATACAGATGTTTCGCCAACATTTTTTAGTTCTGGATCGTTAGCAATATTACCAGTAATATTATATGAGTTCATATTTTTCTCCTATGGTTAATTAAACTCTATCTTCAAGAGCAGTCTTTCTGCTCGCAAAAATTCCTCTTACATAATCAGTATGATTAGATTTCATAATTTTATCAGCGTTATCTTTTGCCCATGCAAGTAAGTCGTCTATATTATTTATATTATTAATAACAACTTCATAACCTTCTTTTTCTAATTTATCTGCATGGCTATCTTCATCAACATAATCATCTTTTGGTAGTTCTTGTTTTGTTTCATGTGAAACATTATCAGGTGGTAAATCCTCACCCTTATATATAAACAAGCCATAACCAAACATACCTAAACATTTAACAAGACCTCTTTGAAAAGCAGTATTAATTTGAAAAGCATTAGGTTGTGCAACAGGTTTGTTTTTATAATCTAAAATAGGAAATTCCTCTGTAAGAGTTCTATCTTCTATTGTAATAGAAACTGATACAAAGCCCTGTATGTCACTTAATTTCTTAGTAAATGTAACATTTGGATAAGCCCTACTTACATGATCCCATGCAGTAGCCCATGATATATAATTAAACTGACCTTTTTTATCTATATCTTTCTTGTTAATCTTAATGGTGCTTAATGTTTCAAACACAGTTTTTTTAGTCATCTTTCTCTCCATTTTTTATTTGCGTTAATGTTTTTGAATATTTATCTTTGCCAATAGCTTTCCATCTACCACCCCAGTTATGTTCCATTCTTTTTTCAAATTCTGACCAATAAATATCCCAATCAAAACCACAATGTTTTTCATATAGCTCCTGCAGCATAACGTGTATCTTTTGTTTTTTATTCATTAGGCTTCTTGTAATGTTTGCGTGTTTCTTCACAGAAAAAAGAGTTTTCATATCTCTTTGGTCTATGACTGTATTTCTTACCTTTGGCGTTCTTTCTGCCATCTATTAATTTCTTTGCCATTACACTTCATTCCCCCAACTATCCCAGCCTTGTCTTTTATTTCTTGCAAATAATTCTATTCTTGGCTCGTATGACATTTTATCAAAAATTTCAAAACTTTTTTCTGGTTTTTTTGAATGTTTACCTCTCTTAGCAAAAACTATACTTGGTATATTTCTGTGTTTAGGTTTTAAATTTCCTTTTACTCCAAACAAACATAATTCATGTTGTCCTCTAAAATAATAACCAATTCCAAACCTGTCTTTTGCCCAGCAAAAATTAGTTACATATCTAAAACCCCATGTTTCCATTACCTCAATACCATCTTTTAAAAAATTATTTGTAACCCATAAATATAACCAACAATTATCATCTGCTATATCTGCTACATTTAATTGTTTTATGTCTTTTGTTTTCATAAGAGGATAGTGTTTATCTGCTCCTCTTTTTATTTTACCACCGCCTGTTTCATTCCAAGCAGGATCAGCTAATATTGTTTTATATTTTTTATTAATATTTAAAATTTACACCTCCTCTACTTCTGCGTTCATAGGCATATGTGTAACAAGATACTTTGCTTTCATAGGTGGCATATCCCAATAGTCATCTTTAGCCATCTCAAGAGCTTGTTCTGGTTTCCACGCCTTAAAACTTTTGTGAACT